TCAGGTGTATCGCAATTTGGGCAGAAATCTATTGACGACACTGCCTAGTGCCCGCCTGTCTGAATCCAGCTTGGCGAGCGTCAATTCATAAGCGTTGGCGTGCTGCGTTTGTGCCTTCGGCTCCGCGCTGGCGGCCTTTTGCGCCATGACGGATTCCCGCCGGATTTGCGCCGGGGTTTTCATGTCCTGGCTCCTTTTTTGCCGGGAGCGCCGGACACCAGTCCGGCATCCGAGGCTTCAGCCGGGCTGGTGCCCGGCGCTCCCGGCTTAGCAATTTTCGCCCGCGCCAGTTTGCCCAGCGCGTGATATTGGGCGTGAGATACGGCGGGGTCAGCCAGCGCCGCCTTTTGTACCTGCCGGATGGCGGCTTCGTCCTTCGCCGCCGCCAGCGCGTTTTGATGCCGCTCCAGCGCGTTAGCGCCGGGCGTGGTCATTCGAGCCATAGTTACACCTCGGTGATGTTTTCGACCAGGGCGGCAAGGCCGTAATCTTCCACCACGTAAGCGTCGTTACTGCTTTCGTAGTTTTCGATCTGGTCGCGTTTGGCGTTGTCGACAATCGTCCTGCGCCGCCCGCCGGTCTGGTAGTAACGGGATAGGTTATCGAGGCGGGTAATCAGCATCGCCCCTTCCGGGAAGTAAGGAGCCTGCACCGCCTGCAAGCCGCCGACCCGTTTCTGCGAAATGATGAGATCGGTGGCGATTTTTTCCGTCGGCGGTTGCGTCGCGTTGATGAGCGGGAAATACTTGTCGGCGAAGAGTTTGCGCCCCAGAATCACCACCAGTTCGGTATCCTGCCTGTACCACGGCTCGATCAGGTTGTTCACCACATCGAACACCAGGGCGTCCAGATTCTTGTAGTCGCCAGTGGCGCCAATGGTGACCTGGCCGGAACTGGCGACAACTTCGCTCATCGTCTGCTCTTCGGCTTCCGTCCTGATTTTTTCCAACCAGCCGATGTTCACGTCCTGGAGCAGCGGATTGGCATTCCGGTCGGAAGTAGCGGCGCGAGACACGCCATTAAAACCGATAGTCATGATGTCGAGAGCTTGCCGCCGCAGGATCACGTCGCGGATTTTGGTCTGGAAATCGGGGAATTTCGCCCAGGCGTCCAGTTTGGCGTAGCGAATCGCGGTATCAAAATTGGTCTGTTGGCAGAGATAGCCGCGCGCGTCAAGGGTGGTCGGGTCAATCGCCTGCCGGTCGGTCGTCAGGGTATTGGTCGTACTGGCAATGGTGCTGCCGATCCCCAGGCCGACCCGCTGTCCGGATTGTTCGGTAACGCCGATATTGTTTACCCGCATCAAGAAGTCGCTGGACTCCTGAATCTTGCTTTCCAGCGTCTGCTGCACCGTCGGGTCGGCGGTAAAACTCTGCCCCAGGGCAAAGGCGATGTGGTTTAACGCGCCCAACTGGGCAGTGTAAGCATTGAAAAGTTCGCGGGTAGCGTTCTGCATGGTGGGTTCCTCGGTAATTTCGTAATCAGCAGTCGGTTCTGATCGTGTTATCGCCGCCGGTGGCAAGCGGGCGTGCGGGGCCGGAGGCGTCCAGTTTGCCCAGAGCTTCCTTTAAGGCGGCAAATTCGGCGTTGAGCGCCTCATGCGCCGTTTTCAGATTGGCAAGATCGGCTCGCAACACTTGCGTTTCGGCAACCAGCCCGCTTTGCTTTTCCGAAACACGCTTTTGCTCGGCGGCGAAGTTTTCAAGAACTTTTTCGATCTCCTGCTCAACGGCGGCTTCGGCAGTCTTTGGCCAGTTGCCGGACATGCGGCTTAATATCCTGTCGAGCAAACCTGCGGCTCGGCTGGTGGCAGCTTCTTTCGGCGGCGACTCCGCCTCGAACTCCAGGCTGGTTTCCTGCGCCAGCGCCATGTGTTCCAAATCCGCGCCGTCGCTGAAGGTTGAGAATTTCATCGGTTGCGTGCCGAGCGCGGCGGGGGTATCGGTAAGCGCAAGGCCGGTCAGGTAGGCTTTGCCGGTGTCGGCAAAATTCGGAATAATCTCGATCGAGGCAAAGCATTTCTTCCCGCCTGCCTGAAGTTTCGCGGCGGCTTCGGACGCTTCCACGGTCGCGGTCAGTTGCAGGCGCTCTTCACCCAGAATCTTCGCGCTCTGAGTGGCAAGGCTCAAAACTTTACCGTGCGCGGAAAATGTGGAATCCGGGTCGAACGCAAGGTAATGGTCGAGGTTGAGCACGGCGGTATAGATTGCGGGATCGTAGTTTTCCGCCGCCTGGGTCAGCCACTCGCGCGGCAGATTGCGCCCGTCCATAGTGCGCCCCTCAGTGGCAACTACAAATGGTTTGGAAATCGGCATGGTTACTCCGTAACAGAAGTCAGAAATCAGGGATCAGGAAACCATCTTGCCTTTGAATTTGATCGGATTAAAGGTTTGTTTGTTGTAAATTGCCGATCTACAACAAAAACAGAGTACAGAGCACAGAAATCAGTGTACAGATGGTGTTCCTGATTCCTGATACCTGACCTCTGATGCCTGATATTGATCCCCGCAAAAAAGCCCGTTATCTCTATTGGGCGGGCTGGCGCGTCTGCCGCATCGCCGAATTTCTGAACACCAAAAAACAAACCGTATTCGCGTGGAAATACCGCGACAAATGGGATGAGGCCAGTTCCATCGAACGGGTAGATGGCACGCTCGAAGGCAGGCTGATTTTATTGATCGCCAAGGAACAAAAAGAGGGCAGGGATTACAAAGAGATTGACCTGTTGGGCAGACAGTTGGAGCGCACGGCGCGGGTTAAAAAATATCTGGCGGGCGGCAATGAGACAGATTTGAATCCCAAAACCGCGAATAAAAATAAAGTCCGCCGCCACCCGCCGGAAAAAAACGTATTTTCCGAGGAAGAAAAAGCCAAACTGATTGCCGCGTTCAATGATTCCCTGTTCGATTATCAACGCGCATGGCTCACAGCAGGAGAGATAGCGCGCATCCGCAACATTTTAAAATCGCGGCAGATTGGCGCGACCTGGTATTTTGCCCGCGAGGCCCTGGTGGACGCGATCACGACCGGGCGCAATCAGATTTTTTTATCCGCCTCGAAAGCGCAATCGCATGTATTTCGCCAATATATTATTCAATTTGCGGCGGAAATCGGGGTGGAATTGCGCGGCAATCCGATTGTGCTGCCCAATGGCGCGGCGCTATATTTTTTATCGAATAACAGCCGCACCGCCCAGAGTTATCACGGTAATCTCTATTTCGACGAATACTTCTGGGTGCAGAACTTCGCCGAATTGCGCAAGGTGGCCAGCGGCATGGCGATTCACAAAAAATGGCGGCAGACCTATTTTTCTACGCCCTCCTCAATGGCGCACCCGGCTTTTCCCTTCTGGTCGGGCAGTCTCTATAACCGGGGACGCAAGAAAGAGGAGCGGGTGACATTCGATTTATCGCACGCCGCCATCAAGGACGGTTTAATCCTGCCGGACGGGCAGTGGCGACAAATCGTGACCGTGGAAGACGCGATTGCGGGCGGCTGTAATCTCTTCGACCTTGAGCAACTCCGCCAGGAATATTCACCGGAAGAATACGGCAATCTTTTGCTCTGCCATTTCATAGACGACACCGCCAGCGTTTTTCCTCTTACTCTGTTGATGCGGGCGATGGTGGATTCATGGGACGTGTGGAAGGATTTCAGGCCGTTCGAGGCGCGGCCATTAGGCGACCGGGAAGTGTGGCTCGGTTATGACCCGTCCGTATCCAGCGATTCCTCGGCGCTGGTTGTGCTTTCTCCGCCCGCCGTGCCGGGCGGCAAATTCCGCCTTCTGGAACGCTACCAGTGGAAAGGCATGGACTTTCAGGCGCAGGCGGACGCCATTCGCGCCATGCTCGCCCGCTATCGGGTGACGTACATCGGCATAGACATTACCGGTATTGGCAACGCCGTCTATCAACTGGTACGCCAGTTTTATCCGGCGGTGGACGCGATTCATTACAGCGTGGAGAAAAAGACCGCGATGGTCTTAAAAGGTCTGGACGTGTTTTCCAGAGGGCGGCTTGAATTTGACGCCGGTTGGCAGGACGTGGCGCAGAGTTTTATGGCCATCAGGAAGGCACAGACGCCATCCGGGCGGCAAATTACCTTCAAGGCCGACCGCTCCGAAGAGGTAAGCCACGCCGATCTGGCCTGGGCGACCCTGCACGCCTTGGCGCACGAGCCGCTGGCCATACCGGAATCCGGCAGCATTGCCGCGGCAAGAATCGAGATTTTTGGGTGAGTTCCTGACAATTTACCCCATGTTGCGGTAAAGGATAAATAATCAAAAAATGTTATATTTTTCTTGACAATATAACATTTTTTGATTACTATACACCCAAGGACAACAGAAAGGGATTGGTAGTGAAACAAAGCGAATTCAAGCGATGGTTAGCCCGGATGGGCGCCAGATTTGAGGAAGGCGCGAACCATACCAAAGTCATGTTGAACGGCAAAATATCCTTCCTGCCCCGGCATCCATCCACAGAAATGAAGAAAGGGCTGGTGGAAGCGATCAAGAAGCAATTGAACCTAAAGTAGCCCTGTCCGAAACGGGCAGGGTGAAGCGTAAAACGAAAGGAAAAAACATGCGTTATCCAGCAACATTTACCCCGGCGGAAGAAGGCGGGTTTGTTGTCACTTTCCGCGACATCCCGGAAGCTATGACCCAGGGGGAAACCGAAGCGGAAGCGATTTTTATGGCAGAAGACGTCCTGGTGTTCGCCCTTGAAGATTATTTCAACGGTAAACGCCTGATTCCCGCGCCGTCAAAGCCGCTGGAAAATGATCGCTTAATCGCGCTACCGGCAAGCGTGGCAGCCAAGGCGCTCTTGTTGAACGAAATGCTGAAACAGCGGGTTACATCCGCTGAACTGGCGCGGCGGATGAATACCCGTCCTCAGTACGTGAGTCGCTTAACGAAACTCGGCCACCCGACCAAGATCGATACAATAGCGGTGGCATTGTCTGCGTTGGGGCGTGACCTTGACCTTCGCGCCACGCCACGCAAACTGGTGGCGGTGTAGCCTGAAATGGAAGCAGGTTCTCTAATCCGCATCAACGAGGCGTGATCTCATGCGGGCGGCTTTATCGCGCTCGATTTCCTTGATCTTTCGCGCCACCAGATCGGCGAGTTTTCTTTCGTCCATGCCGGGCGCGGCGTTGATGGTGATATTGATGGGGCCTGCCATCGCGTCCGCAAAAGCCGCCGCGCCGGGTCGGGTCTGATAGACGCCAGCCCGCAGAGGCTCTTGCGGACGGCGAACAGGACGGGCATCCGGCAAGGCAATAGGGAGTTGCGGCAGCGCTGACAGGGCAGGGCTGACCATCAATGCAGCAGCGGGAAGTTGCGGCAGAGCCGTGGCCATCGGCGCAACCGCCAATGTTCCGGCGGCAGCCATTGCCCCGGCGTAGCGTTTCATCATGGCAAGTGGACGGGCGGCAGCATTGGCCAAGCCCTGCTCAAGACCCAGCATAGTGAAGCCGCCGATTTCCATAAATACTTTCGAGGGTGAGCTTATTCCCAATACGCCTTTGACTTTGTTTTTCAGGGTTTCGCCCAATGCTCCCATCGTTTCTTTTATCGCGTTGAAGCGCGCTGTAATGCCGCCGATCAGGCCATCAATCAGCATTCTGCCAACATCGGTGAATTTGCCCGGTAGCTCAATGCCGAACCACGAAAGCAACTCCGCGAATGACCGGTAAAATAAACCAAGCGGCGACCAGTTGAGAAGCAATTCAGCCACACCAGAAAGCCCACCGGTAAAGGCAGCCTTGATTTCCTGCCAGAATCTGGAAAGCATATTGCCAATGGCGGAGGCGGCGACATCAAACAGTAAGACGATGGGCGCGATCATGAATTTAACGCCTTCATAGAAGAAACTGGCGAGTCCGTTAATGAGCGCGATAAAGCCATCCCATAATGCCGACCCGATTGCTGCTATGCAGCCGCTCAAGGTTTCAGGCAGCTCAACGCCAAAAAGTGAGAGGATGGGGGCAACAAGGGGCGCGAAGAAATACTCATAAATCAAGCCGAGCGGCGACCAGTCAATGAGTGTAGCCAGGACGCCCCACAGCGCCGCGCCGATTTTCGTCATGCAGCTACTCAGTGTTTCAGGTAAATCAACGCCAAACACTGAGGCAATCGGAGCAATGAGGTATCTATAAAACAGACCTGGCGGCGACCAGTTGATGATGAGCGCGGCGACGCTTTCGATGCCGCCGGAAAATACATCCTTGATCGTCTGCCAGATGCTCTGAAAGAAGGGCGCTATCTTGTCCCAGTATTGATATATCATCAAGCCAGCCACCGCAATCGCGGTAACTATTGCGAGAATTGGATGCGAGAGCAGAATGCCGCCAAGCCATGAGAATGCCGTGCCAAGCCATGTGAGTCCGGCGGCAATTTTGGGAAAAACGGTCGCCATGCCTTGAATTTTAGTCATGAGATAAGCAGCTTTTATCATCCTGCCAATTTTAACGAAGTGAAGAATTGAGCCATACGCCATTGAAGCTCCATAGGAAATTCCCAAAAACCCGACTTTCAAGCCAATCAGGCCGGTCAGGAGTACCGCCAGACCCTTGGTGAGGTTTGGATATTCCTTGAGCCACTCGGCAAACTGTCTGACCAAGGGAATAATAGATTGCAGTAATTCCCTGAGCGGCGCGTCTTCAGACATGGCAAACGTGGTGAATATTTCCGTAAAGGCCGCTTTTAACTGCTGTAAGTCGCCTGTAAGATTGTTCGTCATGGCGGCGGCAGTTTTTTCCGCGATACCGGCTGAATCCCTGATACGCTCCAGTTGCTCGGTAAAACCTGATTCCGCCAGCTTGGCGATAATCTCTGCGCCAACGCCGCCCTTGCCGCCGAATATGTCCTTGAAAAATGCTGCGCGTTTGGCATCGCCCATGCCCTTGGTCTTCTCGTTCAATTTTTTGAAAATCTCATCTATGCCGAGGAAGTTCCCGGCCTTATCCATGACCTTGATCCCCATCTTTTTCAGCTTGTCCGAACCGGTGAGCTTGTTCATGAAGAGTTTCATCTGACCGGCAGCTTCTGTTCCATGAAACCCGGCATTGCCCAAAAGTCCGGTTAGCGCTATCGCGCTTTCTTCGCTCAATCCAAGCTGTTTGGCGGTTGGCGCCACGCTCTTCAGTGAGTCGAACAACTTATTGATGTTCGTGTTGGTATCAATAGCGGTCTGTACCATCATGTCCGAGACCCGTTCAAAATCACTGGCAGGAATCTTCCAAGCAGAAAGCAGATCAGACGCCATTTCGGCAACTTGATCTACCCCCATGTCCCCTATCCTTGCAAGGCGAGCAGTTGGCAGCAACATCGCTTCGGCTTGTTCCGGGTTGAATAGCGAGCTGACCATGTTAAGGCCGGCCTTTGCCACTTCGCCTGCCGCATAGCTGCTGGTTTGGGCAACCGAGCGAATCCGCGCCTCAAAAGACTTCATTGCGTCAGATTGTCTGTCCAACTGTGTCCATGCTGAAGCTCTACTCATAGTGGCGTCAAACTCAAAGCCAACCTGCAATGGTTTCACCACAGCAAAAGCCAGGGCGGCGGTTTCCATGATCTGACCGCGCAGCTTTTGCCGGTGCTGTTCGTTGGCTGCAATGGCGGCTTGGGATTTGCCCAGCGCTTCAGTGGATTTTCTCAACTTGTCCAGCATCGTCTTCTGTTTTTCGTACTGCTGGGTCAAGTGGGCGATGTAGCTGGTCGCGCCCTGTTGCTTTTGGATCATTCCGGCAATCTTGTCGCCGAGTTCTTTATGCTCTTTTTTCAGGTTCTTGGTCACATCGGCAACTTTTCCCATTGTGCCTTTCAAGTTGTTGAAAGCAGACAAAGCAGCGCCGACAGACGCGCCGAAAGTAAAAGAAAGAGCCAGTTCGTTTGCCATTTGCGTTATCCTTCAGGTAGGGAGGCGCACATCAATGGAAGTCTTTGTCCTAATCATCGTTTTCATTTTTGCTCTTGGCGTGTTGGGCGCTATTGGCGACGTGGCAGGATCGGTCGGGCGCGCCATTTTCCCCATTGAGCCATATGAGCGGGAAAGCCGTCGCGCAAAGCGGGAACTCCGGCGAATCCAGCGGGAAATAGAACGAGACAAAAAGTCTGAGCAACCCAACCCGTGAATCGCCGCCCGCAGGATCAATTGCCATCCTCTGGCGCATAACCGGACAGAATTCTGGCGACACGCGCCTCTGCGTCGCCTTCGAGCAGATGCATATGTGCTAACGCGCCAACAAACGCAATCAGGCCGCGATCATCGAGATTGATCTCTTCCGCCGTCTCATAAGCCTTTACCGCTGTGCGTAAAATCGCCTTTTCGGTCGGCCCGAATTGCGACAACACCGGATGAACCGCCGCGTATTCGGGATCGTCGAAGTTATCCAGAACCACCTGTTCGGCTAAGGTGAGCAGGCTCCTGAAGCCGTATTTCGTCAAAATGCGCGGCGGCGGCGGCGGATCGTTCGAGGCCGGGACAAGTTGCCCGTCTATTACCCGCCAGGCCGACCAGTCAAAAGTCGCCGGGTCAAAGCCTTCAGGCGCGGAAATGCTGTTTGGCATGCCGTCGTTTGAATCGGCAGAGCCGTTCAGATTGCCGGATTCGTCGTAAGAGAGATACATCGCGTTTTCCTTTCTTCTATTGCGCTTCCCAACAGTCGTAGACCATGCCCGCCTGTGCGCTGGATATTGTTAAGCCAGACCCGTCAAGGATCGCGCCGCCGACACAAATAAAATCCGCAACCTGCGCGGTATACGAGCCGCCATCGTGCGCCTTGCTCCCCACGGTCGTCGCAGTTTGCAGGTGTTTGGCATAAATCTGGACGTTTCCCGTGTAAGACGCGTTGATGTAGCCCAGCGTGCGGATATAGACAAAAAGTTTTCCAGTGGTGTAAAGCGACATATCTGTCGTAGTGGTCGCCTGATAGTTGCCATTTGCAGTGTTGATGCCTACCACGCCGCGATACGCGCCGCGCACATTGGTGAGCGAGCTGCCATTTGCCCGCCGCGTAAAATTTGCCGCTCCGTTCAGTGTGGCGTAAATCGTCTGTGCCTGCCCTTCCAGATGCGGACTATTGGCAAACGCCGTTCGCCTGCTCTCATCCTGCGCGATGACATGCAGGGCTGTCGCGCTCTCCGCCAGCGCCGCCATCATCGTCATGCTTGCCGTTACCGTCGCCGTTGCTACCGGGTTAGCAAAAGCCGCCTCCAGCGCAATTCTGCTATCGGCAAGCGCCGCTATCGCTACCGGGCTGGCGACAAGCGCCGTCATTGCCGCCGGGCTGCTTATCACTGTTGCCAACGTCTCCGGCGTGTAAAAGATGGTTGCCAGGGCGATCTGGCTGTTCATGATATTTTCCGCCGCTGTCGCGTCCGCAAAGATGATCTCCACAGCTTCCGGCACAGCCAGGGTTTTTGCCAGGGCAATGCGGTTGCGGGCAGCGTCCACCGGATCGGCCAGCCAGAGATTAAATTCCGATTGACTCATCGCCAGCAACGCGCTTGTCCGCTCCGGGGTCAACACCTGATATTGGTCAACCACGTCATACGCCTTGAGCACTGCCGACTGGATCACCAGATCGGCTTCCGAAGCGCTCATCGGGTCATAGGCCAGAAGGCGATTACGCGCCGCCGTCAGAAATTTGCTGCGGAATTCTTCCAGATTATTTGCCATGTTCAGCTTTCAGGTATCAGAGACCGGCGTAAATCAGCGGGCGCAGGCGCTCGAGTTCCGCCCGGAAATCGGCGGTGAGCGCGTCCACCTGCGTCACGATCAAGGTCGATAACGAATCAATATCCGCTTGCGCCGCCCTGACTGCCTCAATAATTGCCTGGGCGGAAGCCAGCGCGGCGTCGTCGGTAGCCAGCACGGTTTGCAAAGCGGCTATGCGCTCGTCAAGCGTGGTCAACGCTGCTCTGAGGCGTAAGCAATCGACATCCAGTTGATTACCGGGATGTGGGAGCGGCAAAGCCAGATGGGGGGTCGTGTGGTCGGGCATGGCGATTACGTCACGATCACGCGCAGATTCGCCCCTGCGGGCCGCGCCGTCGTATTGCCGGTCAGAGTGAGTCGCACCCGCACCATGTCGGACGAAATATCAGCCACCTCGTAGATGTGTTCGACATAGCCATTATTTACCGGGCGGGCGGCGGAAAAGGCCGCGCTAATCCACGGGGCGGACGCGCCGATTCCAGCCACATCCACTGCCACGCCCGCGCCGGAAGGTATCAGCGCGTCAAAAATCACCCGCACCCGCGCGTTCTGCCCGGCGGGAATGGCGCGGCTGATATACACGCTCTCGTCGGCGATTGTCCCGGATACCAGTTGCGAGCCAGGGTACAGCACCGGCGAGAACAGGGCGTTGCCGGTAAGTTGGGCGGCAATCCCGATTGCGCCAGTCACCGGCGCATCCAGGCTGACATGCTGTTGACCAGAAACTACGATTTGCCGCGCATCCGGCAAGGTCAAGGTATAAGTCGCGGTCGCGGCGGCGTCGGTAATCTCGGTCAGGGGAAGCAACATTAAATCAGTTGCGTCGGTGACTGCCACACTACCCAGATCGATATTGCGCGTATGCGGCGCGAAGCTGGCGCGAAGCAGACGAAATGCCATGTCTCTATCCTGGTGCGCCGTCCAGGTGGAAGCGTTGGAGGAGGACAGCAACACGCCGACCTGATAAGGCTGCGAGGTCACCCACTTCCTGGCCCTGTCGTCATATTTGCCCAACTCGGCCACCGCCAGCGCGGCGGCGGGGTCGGTGGTCAATACCGTAAGGGCATATTCAGTATCGGCGTTTAAAAGCACTGGAAACGGGAACAGGATCGTCGTGTGGTTGCCGTTAGTGATGATTGCCCCAGCCTCGATTCTTGCCTCGGCGAGCACGGTTTTAGTCGGAAAACCAAGAGATGTTTCCCGAATCTGCACGATGACCTGTGAAGTACCAGCCTCGGTAAACCACAAGTCGATTCCAGTGATTTGCTGGCGGGATGGCAAGGTAAAGGTCTGGGCGAGGGGGTCTATACCGGAGCCGGAGTTGCAAATCAAAGAATACGCTTTGCCATAGCTCGATGCGGTAAATTGAGCGCTGGTTAAGTATGTTGTGCCCTGGCTATTGGTTATTTTGATGTATTGCTCCGGCATCTTGTACCCAGACTGCAATGTTACAAGCGTGTTTGAGCCGATATACTGCGCATCGCCCCATGAGCCGCCGATGCCGGTAAACCGTACTGCCTTAGTTCCAACTGGCACATTGTCAGGGATTGTGAACTTGCCTGTGATCACGCCATCGACATTGGTGATGCCGGTTGGCGTCACAGAAATTCCATCAAACTCAATCGCGGCAATGCTTTCGCTCGGCGCGAAGCGATCAAGCGTGAATTTCACTTCCAGCGGGCGCAGATAGGGGAGATTTTCTTCGCCGCGCGCATTATTGTAGACATATCGTGTATCCACAAACTGGTCAATCGCCGGAGTCAGAGAGACAACCGCCCCCGGCAAATCAAAGGCCATATACGGATTGATTAACATCTCCGTCGTGCGCATGGTTTGCTCCAGGGCAACCGTATTCGCGTAGTTCAGGGAGGCGGGCACGGTAAGGTCGTCGCCAAGCGCATAGGCGTCCGCATCCACCCTGAGCGCCAGAATGCCGTCATTGATCAGCGCGTCCTGCGCAATGCCCGCATCGCGCAGGGAATCATCCAAAAATGGATCGACAAACAAACCTTTTTTCATCCCGGCTTCGAGCATGTCGGCGGAAGCCTCAAGGCGTTGCTGCGCCACCAGCCCCAGAACATGATCAAGTTTTGCGGAAACTGCGTATAAATCCTGCATCGGCACCGTGCGCACCGTATCGCGGATGATCCGGCGAGTCAGCGTGCCGGTTAGCGACCACGTTTGATGCACGGTCGCCAGCAAGAGCAAATCATTGGGGATCGCCGGGGGAATCGGGTGGTAATCGGCGGCAATCCCGCCCAACCACACAAAGCCGCCCTGCGCGTTGAGACACAGGCGGTCGTAGCGCGGCAACAGGGCGTTGTACGATGTCATAATCAATGACCCCGCGACCGCGCCGTAGACGGAAAAACCGGACTCATCAGGATCGTCCGGCGCTACCGTGGCGATGTATTGATAGGTGACGCTATATGTACTGCCGGGTGCGGGTTCCGCCCCGGCGGGCGACCAGTCCACTTGTCCGCCGGTGAGTTTGTAATCCGTGCCCGCCGCATAGGTCGTACCGCCCTGCATTACCTTGGTGATCGAGAGCACGCTGCTGTCGGGCAGCGCATCCAGCGCCCCCGTAAAACTGCCGTGGGTGATGGTCACGGATTTCTCGGCGGTGATTCGTACCTGGGTAATCTCCCCAACCGGCACTCGCGCCAGATTAACCCGTTGCCCGGCGGGGTTGGTGCACACGCATGGCTCACTGTCGACAAAACGCGCGTCGGCTTCCGCCGGGTACACCAACCGCCTGGCGGTCGGCATTTCGACGCCATAACCGTTTACCCGTGCTCTACCTTCCGAAACCGTGAACACCTGCTCGCCGGTTTCGAGATCATCCGCCATCGCCACGTGAAAGCCGTCGACGATGTAGGTTCCGCCCGCCGAATCACGGTCGTAGCGGGCGAGGGCTTGCGTTACGCTATCCAGTTGCGGCGGCGGTTCCTTCGCCCGCAGCATCCCATCTTCCACTTCATAAACCGGATAAAATTCGCCCTCCTGCCCGTCCCCGGCAAAGCCCCATTGCAGCGCGACTTTGAGCCGTACTGCGCCGGGTTCTTCATAATTGCGCGTACCGGTAGCCGGATCGCGCAAGGCCGGATCGTTTAGCTCGGTGATGATTTCCTCAATCAGGTAGACGCCAATCGTGACCAGACCGACCGTAGCAATAGTGAATTCCGCCGGTTCAATCCCACGGACTGCCCCGTATAAATAGATCGCTCCCGATTGCATGGTGACATCGCCAGTGTCGGCATTGATGATTGCCTGCGCGTCGCGGATTACATCACCATCCTTGAACAACACATCCGCAATGCCTTTTAAGCGATTGCTGGCTGTGCTCTGTAGCTCGTTAAGCTCCGCCGATTGCAGGACTTTCCCGGCGCGAAACAGGTGCGAGTCATAATTTTGCGCCTGGTTAAAACGGTTGTAGTAACCGCCGACTGTGCTCAAATCCATGTCATATCCTCAAATGGTAATCACTTGTTCAAAGGTCTGCCGCACCGAGGGCTGGCGGTTGAAAAACGGCAGATGCTCCAGGGCCAGCAAGATACCGGGGTTATGCAGTTCACCCGGCGCGAAATATTTCTGCCCCGGCGGTAGAGCCGGGTCAACCACCGTGTCGATGAACACGCCGATCTCGCGGATGGTGGCGGCGGGCGCGTCCAGAAAATCGAAGTTGAAAAGCAGGTATAAGTGATTGGTTGGCACATTACCGAGACTGGGCGCAAAGCTCTTCGTGATTGAGGGATCGTCCACGTCATTGACCGTGATCGCGCCATTGTCATCCGGCATGACAAATTGCCACAAGGTGAGCGCCCGGCGCCCGATCTCGTTGACTAAGCCGGTTGCCAGAGTTGTCTCCGGTTCGGGCGCGGTATCCCAGGCGGGATCGCCCGTCCCCCAGGCCAAATGCAATGGGCGGGTAGCGATGGCAGCCGCGATGGCTGCTCGCCCTGATTGAGTCAGTATTGCCATTTAATTTTTCTCCCTATTTCCGCAAAAAATACTTGACACAGTGCAACTATTGCACTATAGTTACCCCATGCCGACCATACAACGCCTTTCCCGCTCGAAGATTTGCATCTACGCCGCAGACCACCTGCCACCGCACTTCCATATTGTGGCGAATGACGGACGCGAGATGCTGGTTGAGATTGCAACCCTCGCCACACTCGCGGGAACGATTGGGAAGAGCGCAAAAACCGAGGCGCTGGCGTGGGCTGAAGCCAATCAGGACACGCTCTATGAAAAGTGGATGGAGTTGAACAATGAATAGAAAACACTTCGTTTTGACCGATGTCCGCGCTGAAACGCCCTTTCGGTTGCTGCTGAAATATGGCGATGGCGCGCAATTTGCTCTTGATTTGACGGGTCTCATCCGCCAGTTTAGGGGTTTGAAGCCGCTGGAAGACCCAGCGACATTCGCAACTGCCGCCATTTCCGAGGGGGGCAGAAGCGTGATCTGGGACGACGACGACAACCTCGAACTTGCCGCCGACAATCTGCGCGCCCGCGCCGTGGAGGCGATGGGCGAGATTTCGCATGAATTCGTCTGGAACTGGATGACGAAAAACAACCTGACCATTGACGCTGCCGCGTGCGCCATCGGCGTCTCGCGCCGGATGCTGCTCTATTACCGAAGCGGGCGGTATCCGGTGCCGCGCACGGTTGCCTTGGCCTGCATCGGATGGGAGAAGGGCGGGATTCAAAGCGCCAAGCGGCGCTCCGTGGTGGATCATGTCGTTTCCTCATGAATCAAACGAGTAGGAATGCGAATCGAATCCGCCTGCCAGCGGCGGGAATCCCAGACGCCTGTCCAGTTTTCGCGTGTCCCGCGAGAGATATGCTGCGAAGCCATGACCGCGCGGGCGGCAAGGGTAACCGGCGTCGGGTCAAGCGGCGCAGGGGCGGCGGCGCGGTTTTCGGAAAAACGCTCATCGATGTAGATGTGGCGGAGATCGTTGTCATGGTCGGAGAGTTTGGAATCCGACAGAACAAACGGGTTATATTCGATGCTTATGCCGCCTGCAAAGCCGCAGTTCAGATCGCCAAAGGGGTCGGCGTCCTCATCAAGATCAAGGGCGGAACGAGCGATGTTTAAATGGCGTCCGAGCGTGGGCGGGTATGCGTTGATTCCACCTGTGCCGGATACGCCGCTTGTTATCAACTGCCCAATGACGATCTTGCGATTGGGTATGATCTCACTATCCAAATGCCAGACCGAGAGGCGGGCGCGGTCTTCGTACCACACCCGGTCAAAGCAGGTATCACGTCGCGCCCCGTAAATAAAGTGTCCGGCGGTAAAATCTATCCAGCGCGAGAGCTTATGCCCAAACGATAGTTTTACGTCCTCGCCGTCGATGTTTACCCAGATGCCGGAGTCATCCGACAACAGCCCTTCATCTAATGCCGCAGGCATGGATAGGCCGATGGGTCTTAAGTCATAGCCGTAATACAGGCGATAAAGATCAACGTGCGCCGGGATTGAGGCGAGAATTAGATAGACGACATCAGCAAGTTCTTCGGCATAAATAACCCGCCCGGTATCGAGTTGCAAACGGGAGCCGTCTTCTTCGATCTTGGCGACGTTTATGTCAATCCAGCGCAGGGCACGCTTGACCGCCGCCGCCGTCCCGCGCTCCATCAACCACGGCAAACCCGCCTCTATCAAGTCGCGCAGGGTCGGAAAATATTTAACGAACCCGGCCAGAAACCACTCCGACGCCAGCCAGGGCAGGAGCACATCGGCAGGCTCGGTCTTGAGGCGGCGGGGCACATCCGCCAGGACACTCAGCGTATCGCGGTCAAACGCGGCGCAGAGGCGCATTTCCAGATCGGTCGAGTTAGGCGGCAGGAGGGCGTGAATTGGCGTCACCATGCCAGGCCTCCATCGGCAAGCGTGATTGCGCCCGCGACGGCATAGCCATCGGGGGGAACGATGATGTCAGCATCGGGCGCAATGAGTTCCACGCGCGACACCCCGGCGACATGCAGCCAGGCGATCAATGCCGAACACGCCACGTCGCGCCCAAGTTGGGCATGGGCGGCGAGCAGCGTCGGCAGGCGGGCGGCAAGGTCGGCAGCCAGCGTGACCGGCGCGGTGGATTCGCGGACGATGATCGCGGTAACGTCGACCGGCTGCGGCATGGCCTCGTAAACCGCTAACGGCACGCCCAACATGCGATGCTCCTCCAATGCCGCTTCCACCGTCCGCGCCACTTCGAGATGGTGAGCCGCGTTGGCGCTGGCATAATCGGTATTCGGCGGCAACGGCTTTTCTTCGGCAAGATCAGCAATCCACAGCGCCACATCCACACTTCCCGGCAGGCGCGAAAGCACGGCGGCGTCAAGCACTGCTTCATGCGCGGCGAGCGCCACGGACACATAGCGTTCCCGCGTGCCGTTGCCCGCAATTGCGGCAATCTGAACGCCGATACGACGACGATAGCGGCTGTCCGCCTCGCCCGGCATCCGCAGCACGCCGTAAAACGCGCCGAGTTGATCGAGATCGCCACCGGCGGCGAAGGCCAGCAGGTTGGAACGCGCCGCGTCATTGATCCGCGCGCGTAAAATGAGTTCGGCGTAGGCCACCTCTTCCAGCACAATGACAATCGGCTCGCCTTCGATTTCAAGCCGCGCCGCCATTTGGGCGCGTTCTTCCTCTGGATAGAGCGAAAGAAAATGCGCCTTGCGCGCCGCAAGGATGCGCTCGTAATCGAGGCTTTCGATCACGTCCGGCGGTAGCAGGAGGAAGAGGTCTATCGGATCAGGCATCAGCGGAGCGGGATCATCATCAAAACGGTTTGCCCGGCGGTAGGGCCGGAAGTCAGGGCGGCGGTGAGCGCCACAGTCAATGCGGGGCCGTCCGCCTTGAGTTCGATTCTTGCGGGCCGGATTCGCGGCTCCCACTTGATGAGAGCGGTTGCCGTCGCCGCCATGACGAGCAGGCGCACGCGAGCGTTGATCGGCGCGTCGATCAGATCAGGCACGCGGGAGCCATAATCACGCCGCATCACCCGCGTGCCAATCGGTGTGGTGACGATTTTCGCCACCGACTGGCGGATGTGTTCAAGCTCCTCAAGAGGGACGCCAGTTTCACAATCCATCTGACTCCTCTGTCTGGAACCAGCGGAAGCGCGGGGTTTTAAGGGTCGTCTCCGCGTCGGTCAGGGTCAGAGTTGTCCTGCCAATATGCAGGACAATTTCACCCCCGGCAGGCACATCAAGCACGTAACGGTGGGCGGCGTGGTCATATTCACAAAAAGCATCGTCAGGCCAGCGGCGGTGGTATTTGTTTTTGTCGTGGATAGGCGGTGGGTTGGCATCCGATGGAATGCCGGTCAACACAACCCCGCTTGCTGTTTCCCCGGATGGGGAAAGAATAATCGCCTGCTCGCCAATAAAAGGCGGATCCCAGTCGCGGGTGTCGCCCATGCGTCTTTCCAGCCACGGCAGCCAGTCGGTTAGCAGGCCACCGCTTTGCACTCGGCATTTGGCGGCGGCATAGTCGACTTCCGCCACTGTACCGATGCGGCATAATGATTCAAGGCGGCGGTTTGCGTCCTGGTCGCGGGTTTCGGGGTCGGCGCTCATGTGCTTTTGTTGAGTACGTGGACAAAGTATTGGTAAAGGTCGTCTTCGAGGATTTTGGCGTCCGCGTCGGACACGCCGAGCAGCGGGCGCGACGGCATTGTGATTTCAAGCCGTCGCTTGCCAATCCTTTCGCGTAAGCCAAAATGGTGGACGGTTGCCACTCTGCCCGCCATACCGATAAACTCGACATAACCGCCGTCTTTGTCGCTTCTCGCTTTTAGCCAGGTGGCGTTCCTGATCTTCGAGAACATCTTCCCGTTTTTCCCCTTGCATGGCTTGCGCGGGATGAAGGCCATGCCTTCCGGCGTCTGCTGCATGGTGATGCGCTTGCGGTTCAGCTGCATGGCACGCCTGGCAAGGCGGTAGTAAAGCCGACTTATCCGCCCTCCACCTGATTCGTAGACACAGGCAATCAGCGCGTCCATCGTCTTGTCGAACTTGTCCTGACCTTCGATTACGTTTTCAGTCATTTTTCAACCTCACTTCTAACACGCGCCCGTTCCCGCCAGGCCATGATTTCCGACAGGCTCATTGGGAAAAGCTCGGACGGCGGCCAATGAAATACCACGGCAATATCCGCCCAGGCGTCTTCTATTCGGGCGGGGTATCCGCCGCCGTCAGCGATTTGGGCGCCAAAAAACCTGCCACCTCTGCCCCCAACTGAACCAGATCAGCCGGATGCAAGAGAGCGCGAATTTCCTGCTCGGTCAGCGCCGGGTCGGTAATGCGCGGCAAGACGATGGTCAGTGCGGTGGTGTCCATCTGCATCAGGTCGAAGAGTTTTATCCCTTTAAGCCAGCCGGTTCCCTTCGGCTCCAGAAAACGGATTTCATTAAGCGTGCTTTCGCCGCGCTTCAGCGGATGTTCAAGGGTGATGCTTTTCATGTCACACTCCCAGGGCGGCGCGGGTTTCAGCGAGGCGATCCTTGCCATTGATGATCTCGACGAGATTGACGTGATCTATTTCGATCAGCACTTCGCCGTTTACCGCGAGCTTGTAATAGCTCACTGAGGATTTGACTTTGAGTTCGGTGTCATCGCCCGCCTTGGCGCTGCCGGGGTCAATCTCGGTATGCCGACCACGTACTACAATGTCAATGGCGTCGACTTCCGCCGTGTCGTCGCGCTGGTATGCGCCGGTAAACCGCATCAAGACGCCATCGACGGTCGGGACACCGTACTGCCGGTAGGCTTCGGCCTCAAAACCGCCGTAGGTGTGGTTTATCTCCAGCTTTTCATTACCCAGATCAATTTCTACCGGGCCGTTCATTCCCCCGCCCCGGAATTCCTCCAGCTTGCGGGTGAGTTTCGGCAGTTCGACCTCGGCGCAACGCCCGATGTAGTTATCGCCGTTGTAGAACACATTAAAATTTTTCAGTTTGCGCGGCAGTGCCATCTTTGCTTCCTCCTGTTAAATGTCAGAGGGGTTCCTGATCTCTGATACCTGATACCTGATACCTGATCCCTGCCCGTCAGGCGGCAGCCTTCACCTTGTCGGCGAAGTCCATCAGATATTTATCGGTAATACGCTGCTGGAATGTCAAGTCTTCCAGTGGCGGCACCGGCGTATAGTCGTAGTCAATCCACAGCTTGCCGTCTTTCAAGGTGGTAGCCTCGTTGATCTCCTCGTTGTACCAGGCCGAGCCGCCCATCAGGTAGCCCTGCGCGGTAAGCTGGCGGAATTTAGCGTTGATCCCCTCGATGATGTCTTTTACGAGGGTGGGGGTCAGTGGCTTGTCGATTGCCCACATGTGCGCTTCCGCCATCGTGTCCGCGAGGATTTGCGCGGTGCGGGTGTAGTTTTCAAAGCAGAACAGCGGCTCGTCCGAGCAGGTGCGGTTGCCCCAAAAGCGGAAGCCGTCGCGGCGGATCAGCGCGGTCACTTCGTTCTGATTGAGGAGGCCGGCGTCGGTGTTGGGATTCTGCGAATCCCAATAGATGTCGTGCGTGAGGCCGGTCACGGCATTGACCGCGACGTTCGACAGCGTTTTATGCCAGCCGATTTCCTCGTCAATTTTCGCCCGCAGCCCCAGGGCGTTGGCAACCGCCCAGGAGGTATCGCGGGTGTTGGTTGCAATATTCCATTTGGAAAAATTACCGTGGATCAGCATCAATTCCCGTGCCCCGAAATTGCCCCGATACGCAATTGCCTGCGAGACAGTTGCCGCCAGCGTGCCGTCAGTGTGGCGCGCGCTCGCATAGCAAAACGCGCGGAGCGCCTGGGCGACGGAGACCATTTCCGCCACCACATCGGCGTTGTCCAGTCCCGGCGCGCCCAGAAGGCGTGGCTTTACCCCCAACTGCGCTTCCGCCGCGAGCAAGGCTTGCATGCCGGTATAGCTGCCGTCCGGCGAAGTTTCGCCGATAACGTGACTGGTCTGCTCCGCCTCATCCTCGCTTTCCGGCACGCGGATCACGACAATGACCGGCGAACTCTGGTCGGCAATGGCGTCCAGCGCCCGGTACAGCGTGCCCGCCTTCCCGGCCTTGCCGATGGCTTGCGTCACACGGGTAATCAGGACAGGCTTGTTGAGCGGGAAGGCTTCTGCGTCGGCGTCCGGCGCGGTAGCAATCAGTCCGATGATGGCGGTGGAGATAACGCGAATCGGGCGAATGCCCTCATTGATCTCGATTACTCGCACGCCATGATGAAAATCAGCAGGCATTGTGAACGTCCTTTCACGGTTGAACGTTCTGATATTCGCCTGTTGCCAGAATTGTTGCATTGGGTTTTTGTTGTAAAACCTCGATCTACAACAAATAACGGTTTATTCGCCGCGCACAGCTTATACACTCGCCCTATGAAAACCGAAAACGATAATCCTGTTGTTTTTTCCTTTGGCGATCCGGAGCCGGTGCTCTCCGGGCATGGGCTTATGGATTACCTTGAATGCTTCCGGGTGTCAAAGTGGTACGAGCCGCCGCTGCCCTGGGACGGTCTGGCCAAGGCTTCCCGCGCGGCGGTGCATCATTCTTCCGCCATGACGGTCAAGCGCAATTTATTGACTGACTCATTTATTCCCCATCCATATCTGTCAAGGAATGATTTTTCCCGCTGGGTGCAGGATTTTCTAATTTTTGGCAATGCCTATCTGGAGCGCCGCAAAAACCTGCTCGGCAAGACGCTGGCTTTAATCCCGCCGCTGGCGAAATATGTCCGGCGTGGCGTGGAAAAAGGGCGCTATTTTTATGTGCCGCAATACGGAGTGGAACACGAATTCTCCCGCGATGAGGTTTTTCATTTATTCGAGCCGGACGTTAATCAGGATATTTACGGCCTGCCGCAATATCTGGCGGCCTTGAATTCCGCCTTGCTCAACGAATCCGCCACCTTGTTTCGCCGCCGCTACTACGCCAACGGCAGCCATGCCGGGTTTATCCTTTATCTGTGTGATCCGGCGCAATCCGAAAAGGATATTGAGGACTTGCGCGAGGCATTAAAACAATCGAAAGGGCCAGGCAATTTCAGGAATTTGCTCATCTACGCGCCAAACGGCAAAAAGGAAGGCATCCAGTTGATTCCGATATCCGAGGTCGCGGCAAAGGACGAATTTTTAAACATCAAGAACGTCACCCGCGACGATCAATTATGCGCCCATAGAATCCCGCCGCAACTGCTCGGCATCATTCCGCAGAACACCGGTGGTTTCGGCGACGTGGAAAAAGCCTCAAAGGTATTTTTCACCAACGAAATAAAACCGCTCCAGGCGGTCATTGCAACGGTAAACGACTGGACAGGGGAAGAAGTGGTGCAATTCAAACCCTACGAACTGGCGGAAGAAGAAACAACAGAATAGAAAGACGGCGCGACCCGCCGGAGTGCGCCAACACTCCGACAGGCCACCGCCCGCAGAACCAGCTGCGTTTGGCCAAGACGCCGTGCTGCGATCACAGCGGTGTCAAGGTTACATGACTTGGTTCGCCCATGCAAAAACAGGAATATCGCTGCGGGACTTGCGCCCGCCTACTTGCCAAAGGCATGGCAGTCAACTTGTCCATCAAATGCCGTAGCTGCAAGACCATCAATCACTATAGCCATGAGCTAACTGCCAGAACGCCCACGAGCGTCGAGGAAAAAGGCTCATGCAAATCACCAAAGACGTAGCTCGCTCCGCCCTGCGCTATTTCGGCGGCAAGTGGGCGCTCGCCCCCTGGATCATTGAACACATGCCCGCCCATCGGGTCTATGTCGAGCCGTTTGGCGGCGCGGCGTCCGTGCTGCTAAGAAAGCCACGATCAAAGGTCGAAGTCTATAACGAGCTTGACGATGAAATCGTCGGGATTTTTCGGGTATTACAAAACCCTATCCAGTGCCGGGAGTTGATTCGTAAACTCCGGCGCACGCCATATTCACGCCGGGAATTTGAACGTGCCTTTGAGATCAGCACAGATCCCATTGAGCGGACACGCCGCGCTATCGTGCGCTGCTACATGGCCTTTCACCACAGCGCATTGTTCAATTTTAAAAAAACCACTTTCGCAAACGCCCGCCACAATCGGGGCGGCAGCTCAAAATCCAGCGAATGGGCAGGCTATCCGCGCGCCCTGGCCTCTGTTTGTCGGCGGTTTCATGGTGTCATCATCGAGCACAGCGACGCGCTACAGGTGATTCGGGTGCAGGACAGCCCGGATACGCTTTTTTTCGTCGACCCTCCATATGTGGCCAGCACCCGCGACAAAAGCACGAAATACCGGCATGAAATGACAGACGATCAACATATGGAATTGCTTACCCTGCTGCGAGGAGTCAAAGGACGGGCAATGGTTACAGGCTACACCAGCGCACTCTACGATGATATGCTCCATGACTGGCAACGCCTTGAACGCCGCCACTACGCCGGAGGGAACGGCCCATTGACCAGAATAGAAGTGTTATGGATCTCACCAGAAAAAGGATAG